AAATCTATAAAATAAAAAATACGAGACTCAAACTTGAATCCCGTATTTTCCATTTACACAAAATATTTTATAGTGCCCCAAAAAACTGTGTTAGCAAAGTTAATATTTTATTCTTTGCTGACACAGTTTAATTTACATCCTCTTTCGTTTTGAAAATTTGTACTTTTCGTTTTGCCAATTATACTAAGTCAAAAGATATATGTAATTTCTTTTGTTTCATTTCTATTTAATTTTTAGTTCATTAGTTGATCCATCCATTCAACAGCCTCTTCAATAGAAGCGGCTTTTTTAAACTCTTTGGTAACACAATATCTCATATACTCACAACAAAGTTCCTCAGAGTCATTAAAATATATGTTAAAGGCTCCGTTATCGTCCGCTCCGGTACAGGCTATCCCCAATTCCAACGCTTTTTTCACATTTTCTTTATCACGGGAAAAATAAGCATAAGTATCACCACTGCACCCCTTTAATCCCACCAATCTTATCAATGGTTCCATATTCATATTCTTTAGTAGTTATGATTCAGATAAATATTTTATCAAACTCTCTTTGTCTTTGAAAAGTCTTTTATCCCATTTGGGATAATTGTTTCTGGGTACACTAAGTCCATCTGACAGCTTATAAACCATAAAGAAATTATCATCAGCATAGGATATTTCGATGATTATTTTGCTTATAGTTGTATGGATAATGTTATCCCCGCTCAGATAGCATACGCTATCTCCTACGTTAAATTCAGTATCTATATTCATACCTTTTTTAAATAATAACTGGGTAATCTTGTTACTAACAAAAATAAAAGTTACTTTTGTAAAAAATCAATCACTTGCAAGATGAGGAGTCTTGCTGTTTTTAAACGAGGTCAAGCGTTTTTATATGATTGAATAAAGTGGATGCCAGATTGCCGTCTGCATTCACTTTTATTTAATATTGAGTTATCCAATCATTGTGATTATCGTGAATGTTGCCAAGGCGCAGGCTGCCATTTTTCACCATAAAAAATATGTCAGCCGCAGTAGGCATATTTTGCCATGACAATTGAAATTGACATAAGATACTATTCCACTCAACAACTCTAACATTCTTTCCTGTTGGGTCATTCATTATATCACCCTCGTAAATCTCCTTTCCGCTCTTGTCTTTTAGGCCAGTGTATTGACCTATAGTTGTTTTATCACACATAACTCCAGACAATTGAAAGAAGTTGTGGGTTCTAAAGTTAGAAACCACAAACATCAAAACAGCAGTTTCCCATCCTTCTTCTCCATCACCGCATTGAAAACACTTTTATAGGTTTCATATAAATCTTTCCTATTTTCTGGTCCTGGCCAATCAGCGAAAGACTCTCCTGCAAAGAATTTCCAAGCAAAGATCCGTTTGGCTTTTTCGGATAAGCTTAATTGATCGATTATGTTCCGGATATCCTGCATACGTTCCCGGATATATTCGGTATGATCCGGGCTGTCATCGGGTTCGTCGATGATATTCAGCCGTCGCCAATCTACATTCTCATCTACCGGAATAGGCTTGTATTTATGCCGGTATGGAGACGTGTCCGAGGTAACGTTTAACTTTATCATTTGCAGGATATAGAAGTCAAGTTCAGTGTATTTACCCTGTTTGGCTTCCATTAATCGGGTGAGATACTCCGGGGGCTTTTGAAGCAGCATACACATTACCTCGTTCAATACGTCAATAGCTTCGTCTGTCATTCCGGCAAGTGAGCTGTGATACTTAGCGTAATCCAGCCACCTGTCGTAACGTTTTTCAATATATTTATTCAATGCCTCACTTGCCATAGTCGTCTTTATTTGATATATTTGTTTCTGATTGTAAGAGGGTGGCGCTGTGAGGCGCTGCCTTTCTTTTATCTAAGATATTGGAAATAGTTGTTCCATTCTTTTTTAGCCAATTTAGGGGCGAATGAGAATAGGTATCCTAATGCTTTTAGGACAATCCCGGCGATAAGAAACAATCCTCCTATACATATTGAAATAAGAAAGGGAACAGTGAGTAACATTGCTATGATTTTTATATTTACTTTCATGTTTATTCCTCCTCTTCGTTCGTATCAAAAAGATTTGCCATCATATCAACAATATTCGTCTGGATATTATCTTCAGCCCCTAATACGGCATTACTGATATGCTTCTTTTCTTCGATGATCCTGTAGAGCTTCTGGTCAATCGTCCGACGGCCGAGCAGGTAGTAGCAATTCACTGAGTCTTTCTGCCCGATGCGATGGGCACGGCTTTCTGCCTGATCACAATCTGCATACGTCCAAGGTAGCTCAATAAAAGCGACATCACTGGCTGCTGTGAGCGTAATACCGGCACTGGCCGCTTTAATGGAACAGATGATAACGTCCGTCTTCGGGTTCTTTTGAAAGGCATCGACAGAAGCCTGCTTCTCCTGCATATTCTGTCGTCCGGTGACGCAGACGGCGGAAGGAAAAGCTATCATCAGGCGGTCTACAATTTCATGCAGGTTACAGAACAGGATGATCTTTTTCCCATTCTCCCGAAAGTCCTTCACGAAGTCGATAACCTCTTTCAATTTACCGCGTGCAGTAATATCTTTCAGAATACCGATACGAACCATCACTTCCCCTTTCAGTGACTTTTGAATCTTTTCGTCGTCCGCTTCCTTGTATCGTTTCAGGTAATCGATCAAGTCGCGTTCCGCATCCATATATTCCTTGCGGTTCGTTATCTCACAGGAAACAATCTGACGCACTTTATCCGGCAACTGGGTGAGTACTTTCGACTTTTCCCGACGAAAGAAGCAGTGTTGCCATAGCTTATAATTTAGCTCCTTTAGATTGCTCGCTTGGTTAGGGCCGGAACAGTACCGAAGCATGAAACCTTTCCATCCACCCATATCGATCATGCGATCCATAATACCCAATTGTGCAACCAGATCCTTTGGTTTGTTGACAACAGGTGTCCCAGTCAGCAAGATGATATATTCTTTCCCGGATGCAATGCCTTTGCAAAACTTGGTCTGCTGGGTGGCCGTTGATTTGACTTTATGCGATTCGTCGATTATCACGGACTTGAACAGTTTGATCGTGTTGTGAAATTCGACATCTTTCAATGTCCATTTCTCTGCTTTCATGATCCGCCGGACAAAGTATTTTCGTAGGCTTTCGTAGTTTACGATAAAAACCTGGTTCATGCCTGTCTGCCAGAAGAAAGGCCAGCTATCGCGGACGGAATCGGTTAATACCATCGCTTTCTTGTCTGTAAACTTATGCCATTCCCTTTGCCAATTGATCTTGACAACATTCGGGCAGATTACCAGGCAGGGGAAGGCGTCGGCCTTGTTGATAGTGGCGATGCTTTCAAGTGTATTGTGCGTTACAATATAATTGTTTGTCAGATACAAATGATCCGGAGCGGTTACGCTTATACATACGGAATCTTCCTCTCTAATATATTCGATAGACGAGATATACCGTGAACAATAGTTCGTCTTTTTGATGTTCCATTCGGCAGCTTTCCGTTCGAGGTAGAACGGGCAAACCTTGATCCTCACGTTTACTTGAAACTCCACGCCTTTACCTTCATTTCGCCTGTCGTACCTGCGTATGATCGCCTGTCCTCCAAGGGAACGTACCAAAAGGGC